GCTGATTGGCGTCGATATGCCGCCGGTCTCAGCGTCAACGACGTCAGAGCCGTCGCAATACAAGATGGCACGGCTGCCGCGAGCGACGAGGACACCCGGCGTCTGAGTGTTGGTCCTGACGCGCAGGGTGAACGAGCCACCCGTCGTGGCGTTCGAAACCCAATACTGTTGGGTCGTCTTGGGCACGACAATCTCGATGTTGCCGGTGATCGCGCCAGTAAACTGGTAGGCGATGCGGTTTAGCTCCGCGCCGCTCAGCGTGTAGTTGCCGCTCAGGCCAGCCAGATTGATCGACGTGTAGTCGAACGCAAACACGGCGCTCTGGCCGAGGCCCAGCGTGAACCAGTTCAAGCCGTCGGTGATTAGCGTCACACTGTCGCCGGGCGAGAGGGTGAGGGACGCTGCGCCGTTGACGGTCTCAAGGCCCTGAGGGGTTACGACGCAGTTGCCTGTGCCTTCGTTGCGGACAGCGACGAACCAGTCGTTGCCGACCGACACCGCAGACGGCACCGTGAACGTGCCCAAGCCGCCGTTCCACACATAGGCTTTGGCGCGATCGGTAAGGCCAGCCGTGTAGTTCGTGTTGAAGAGCGTCACAGGCGTTGACTGAGACAGTGTCGAGCCTGTCGCGGCCAAACCGTAGCCAGCAAGCGCGGAGGCCTGCGCCTGTGCAGTCGCGGCGCCGTAGCGGAACACGCGCCACGAGCCGGATGCCGTGCTGTTGTCGATCAGGTAGATCTGCCACTGCTCGCCCTGCGCCATCGACAGGAGCGTAGCGCCAGTGCTGCTCTTGATCGTAACCGACTGCGGGCCGAGGTTGTTGAACAGGATCGTCTGCCCCGTGCCGGTCTGGTCGGCTGGCGGCATGAAGACCGAGTAGGAGCCTGTCGGCGTGATGTCGATGATGCTGGCGGCAGGATACTCGGTCGTGCTGCTCTCAAGCGGCCACTCAAGCGTCGTATCGGCGGTTAGCGACAGCGCCAGATAAGACACGTCGGACGGGTAGATCGTCGTCCCACCGAAGACCTGTGTGTAGGTGTTGGTCATTAGGCCTCCTTACGAACCGCTGAGCGGTCGAGTATCTTGGCGAGATCTTCGCCGTTGAGCATAGCGGCAGCGCGATCGTACATCTGTTGCCAAACTGGAATGCGTTCGTCGTTCTTCAGGAACGGCGTCGCCTCAAGCAGCGTGCCGTAAAGCAGGAGCTGCGGAGCAAAATCGGTGAGCCAGTTGGTCTGAACGACGTCGTCCAACAGCGGCGGGATTTCATAGTATAGTATCTCGAACGGGTATTCCGCGTCCGGCGTCGGTGCAATCAACCAGTGGTCGTAATCATAATCGCTGTAGAAGATTGGCTCTTCAGTCGCGGTACGATCGGGCCAATAGCTCAAAAGATACTCATAGGCGCGGGAGAAGACCACCTTGCGCGTGTTGTTCTGTGTGCCGGTGCCGATGTTGACCGACACAGTATCGCGCCAACGGTCAGGCTTGGGATAGACAGCCTGCCCGACCGCCAAAGTGCCGGTGACGACGTTGATGAAGCCCTGTACCTTGAGCTCACGGGATATCCGGCGCTCTGCAAGGTTAATCAGACGCGGGATTTGCTCGTAAACAACAGGGTCAGACGCATAGGAGTTGCCGCGCTCTAGGTAGCGTCGGACGTCCTCTTGGAGCGTCGTAAAGGTCATTGTGGTCGCCATAACACGCCCCTATATCAGTTTTTTACGTTTTGCGCACCAAAAACCTGTATTCAACATACGGCATCCAGCATCTCAGTCGTTACCATTACGCGCCCTACAGCGCCATACTTTTTATGATACGTGATGGCCCAAGCCGCACGATCTGCAATCCACCCTCCACGAGCGGCATAGGCATCACGCGCAGCCAGTGTCGGGTGTTGCACAACAGTCACACCGCTGTATTCCTTCTCATCACGATGGTGGCGGTGACCGCAGTGTATCTCACGCCGGATAGTGCGGCCCCACTCTTGCGGGAACTGCGCGGCGAACAGCAGCGGTAGGTTTTCGTTCTTGACTTTGTGGCCATGATGCACGCCCAGCATGGTGGTACCCCACTCAAACACGTAGAACGGCAGGACGCTGTCGTTGACAGTGACGCGCGGGTCTTCTTCGTAATGCACCGCGAATAGGTCGGCCAGCCAACCGGCGCTCTCTTCGTCGTGGTTGCCTTCAGCTATAATCAAATAGACTTGCTGGTGGCGCTGCAAACAGATCGCCATTAGTGAGCGGATGATCCGTATTGCTGCGCGGCGTATCTTGGGGAAGCGGCTATCAGCGTCCAGAACGTGCTTTGATGCAGGCGTCACGGGCGTCTTGCCGTCGGTGTGCAGGAAGTCACCCTGAATATTGAGCACCGCTGTGTGCGCAATAGGGCTTTGATTAACCAGCTGTACCAGCGCAGCGATGATAGTTTTTTCTGCGGTGTTGATGTCCCAATCCGCGCCGCCTTCTTTATGCCATGCCAGCATACCAAGGTGATAGTCCGTGAATGTATACAGGTTGCACAGTTGTTCGTCAGAAGCGGTTGGAGCAGCAACGATGTCCGCTGGCTGTATCTGGTCCTTGAAGCCCGCGACAGCCTCACGCATAGCTTCTACAAGCGCCTCATGCGTTAGTGATGCTTTGACCCACTGGCCTGACGGCTTGCCTTCGGAGTTGTAGTAAGTCGATACACCCTTGGCGACAAAGCCTTCTGGCACTGGCCTAGTGAAGTCATGCTCCGGTGAGTAGCCCACCTTCGCGGCCTTGTTCTTGACGTTGTTGTATATTTCCGATGCGCCGCCCTTATACATGCCAAGGGCTTCGTCGGCCTTTTTGGCCCCGCCGTAGAAAATTATTGCGTCAAGGACTTTGCGTTGGTTCGGCGTGCAGTAGTCAAAGAGCTTCTCATCTACATTTATAGTTCTAGGCATTAGGAGCCTTTCTGGCTGTGTCGCTCACGTCACTTAACGCTTACGGCATCTTCCCACGCTTTAATTGTCAAGCGATGCTTGCTACTACAATCTGTATATTTCGCGATAATGTCAGCCTCCCAGAGCGCACGCTCGGGGTCAATCAGTACGAGAGGAGGGTCCTGAAGCGTCGGGCACTTCGCCGCTAGGTTTGCTGGTGGCAGCGGCATTGGCGTCACGGACACCGCTTTCGAGCACCCGGCGCAGAGCATCAGAACCAGCGCAATCAACAGGAACGGCAGGAGCCGTTTTGTATATTTCACGAATGGTGTTGGTGCGTTCGGTTGCCACGACATTGGCTTGATCCCGTTCAAATTCGTAGGTTTGCGAAACATCGTCTACCACCTCTTGTTTTTTGACACGTAGCTTTTCAGCCTTCTCCAGCGCCTTTGCGAATGCGGCGTCGCACTGCCAGTCACGGACTTTGTAGCCGGATGCCGCGCCAATAATAAGCGCGCCGCCCAATGCGTAAAGCATCATAGGGTTGGGAATTAAAGCCATTGCTTGTACTTCCTTGTCTTTGCCTTGCGGTCTGCAAGGCCATGCGTGCCACCGTTAATGCGCTTTGTCAGCGCGTGGATCGCGACGTCGCCTGTGCCTTGGTCGCAGATGCGCCACAGCTTGTTGCGGTCGAAGAACCACAGCGCGCTCTCGAAGCACAGTTCGCCCGACACAAGGTCGGGGTCGTGCATTACTTCGGGTCGGTTGATGTAGTTTGCGAAGGCTTGGTAGTTGTCTTTGCCAGTAAGCTGGAGAGCGCCACGTCCACGGAACTTCCAGCCATCCCCAGACGCTTCATCGCCGTTGCCCATGCGGTTTGCATATGCCCGATTAGCAATCTTTTTTGGCTGGCGTTCATACGCCCTAGCAATTGCTTCAGTCTGGAAATACTTGCCAAAAGTGCCGCGTAAACCCTTTGCGCCATAGTTAAGGTTCTCGCTAAAAGCCTTGAAGCCGCCGCTTTCGTGCGCTGTTTGAGCAAAGAAATGCGCTGCCCGATCTGGCGAAAGTTTATAGTAAGTCGCAGCCTTTTTAAATGTTCCCGGACCGAACGCACCATCTGCCGTTACTCCTATTTTGTTTTGAAGGTTTATAAGGCTCATTTGTCTTTATCCTTATTCCATAGCTCAAAGAGCGTCTTAATCTTTTCCTCAACTACGGCGAGACGCACATCCATTTTAGCAAGGATGATGGTCAGCGTAATGAACGCCAATACGATAGGCCAAAGCTGGCCAATCAGTTCAACGGTGGAAAGATCGCCTGCCATTTACGCCGCCGGATTGCGCCAGTCGGGGAAGTCGTTTTCATCAACCACGCCGTCGCCGTTAACATCCCAGCGCAGGTCGTGGCGGTGCTTCTCCCAAGGCTCCATATCGTCGTCTTCGTCATCGTCTTCTACTACCGGCTCAGGCTCAACAGGGCGAACCATCGGCACGGGCTTATACTCGCCGACTTCCAATTCTGGTGTAAGCTCAAGCGGCGCTTCTGGCTCAGGTTCAGCCCCCTTATCACGCGCATTAGCGTTTAAGCTCAAGCCACCAAGTAGGCCGACGAAAGCGCCGATGATTGTCTGGAATGCTGGGTTTACCGTCTCAAGGATAGCCGCGCTGCTCACAATGTCGTTCGACACAAACAAA